GTTAGAGTGAGCGAGATACTAAAGAGTGGAAAATCAAAGCTGAAAATCCCTTTGCGGCACGAGACTCACTTTGAAGATTTCCTTGATGATTTCGATGACTTTCCTGAATGTCGATTAAAAGCATTGCTACAGAGGTCGAGTGTGTCAAAATCACTTTGGAATGGCGAGTTGTATGATGTTAAGAAAATACATAAAGGTTGGAGTGGTGTAATTGTGACACAAGAGAACATAGCTCCACATCAATGGGACTTAGTCGATTGGTTTAAAAACGGAGTGTGCGTCATTCAAGGGAAGTGCAACGGCGTTATTGTCAACGCACTCAACGATAATTGTCACTTATTTGCTCATGACGATTTCAAGCTGTTTTCCACTGATGCTGATGAGAGACAATTGGAGAAGAAGTATGGGGTTTGGATGAAAGAGTCGTTTTTCAAGGCGATTTCGGAGAGATCAATGCAGAGTGACCATGTTAGTGATGATAAGGGAAAAGGGAGAGCAATTTCTGATGATCTTGGAAACTTTTACAGTGCTCTTACAGTCATGCCCCATATTCATTGTGGTAGGTGCTATGATGAGTATTTGGATGAACCATTAGTCTCATTACTTGGGAAGATGAGATCCACTGATGGCTACGCAAGGTTAATGCGAAGTAATACACCCTTTAGTGGAAAATTAAAACAAATAATTGAGAAGGCTCTTTCAATCGACGTGCGAGAGCGAACTTTTGTAAATTGGAGCAACGAAATGTCAATTATGGACTCTCGATTATTAACGTTAAATCAACATCTTGAGAGCGTGCACGCGGAGTTGAATTCAATTTATAATTTAGTTTCCCAGTACGGACAGGCAAACAACATTGATGGACAGAGAATGCTAAGTGATGTTAAGAGCGTTATTAAAAATCGAACACAAAGTGAGATTGCACCAATGGTTAACGCAGTTCGTGATTTAGATGTTAGATTGTCCTTGCGTGGAAAAACAGAAGTTAACTTGTGGTCTAGAAACTGTATCCCGCGACATTACACCCTTGACAACATGTGTAATAGTGGCATGGAATTAGACTTTCTGAAGTCTTTGAGAAACATGGAGGAAGTCTTTGGTGCGGTTTTTAGATTTCTTGTTCCTGGCGTTGCGCGAGCTCACTTGAATGAAAACCTGTTGTATATACACACAGGGAAGAAGCTGAAGAGTGCAGCAACTGGCTTATACTTACTAAATACACTTGAAGATGTGGATAAATGGATGGATTTTGATGAGAGCTTCAATGAAAAGACGTCAGCATGCATGCTTAGAATAAAAGGGCGTAATAAACTTTCATGCTGCACTGATGACGCTGGCAGCGTAATCGGCATACCTGCCTTACCACCCCTACTACACCACTTGCGATTGGCGTATGCAAATTCAGCGTTAACCGTACGAATTCCAGATGGTGTCGCAAAGAACGTACTTGTGCCGAAAGAGGGCTATTGTTATATATCACAGATTCTCCTGATGGCAAGTGTGGTTAGTGAAAAGGATATGACGAGATTCACATCATTAGTAAGAGCGTATGTTGAGAAGCTGGGTGCATGGCCAAAAATGAGAGACTTTATAATGACACTGAGTCATCTTGTTAAAGCGTTCCCTGAGACATACGAGACACCACCTTGCATTTGGATTGTTGATCACTCAAGGAAGTTGATACACATTGTCTCACAATTGGGACTCGGAGAGTCTGGACTTCACCAATTGTATTTTAAAAATGTTGGTGAACTCTTTGATCTAATACAGCCAGGACTTGAAGGAGAGATGCTTGACTATGAGGTTGGAGGTGTCCAAAAGGAGATTGAGCTGGCATTTGATAGATTATTTAATCGGAAAGCGTTTCTTGAGTTTTTTGAGGATGAGAAGAGATTGGCAATATTACTAATGTCTCCGAATGGACTTTATGGGTTAACAAAACTTATGGATCACCATGGTTTTCCAGATGAGCTATTTCGGAACGTAAATGTGGCTATTGCCATCCAGAAGATACGAGTCATGTCCGATCGCTTTAAAGGAATCAATGATGGGATCGAGTTGTTAAGTGCTTACCTCAGACTTATGCAAGAAAATGATACGTGGATGACCCATCTAGTTGGGGAAGAGTACGGGCCAGTCAGAGATCGAATTAAACTGTTAGAGTCATCAATGCGTGAGCTTTCTACGTATAGTGTGGTTGATAAGATGGATGCAATACTTGAGGAGGAGGAAAAAAACGAAAACAGCTTGCGGGTTTACATCGAAACGCTGTTAGACGCGCGAAGGCGCTCCTTACCTATGCGTATCATAATATGGCCTTCAAAATTATGGAAAGGATTCCGACGCGACGGTTTAAGAAAATTAGCGTGGCAAGGACCCTCCTTGTCGCCATGGCAAAGAAAGAAGAGCAAGTCGATGTGGCGTCGGTTACTCCACGGTCTAAAAGATGGCTGGAACTCAGTCTTTCGTCCCGTTAAATTTGCTAAGAGTCTCTACAATATTGGGACAGCAGCTGTAGATATCTTTTGTTTCCAAACTTCTATGTGGTTATTTAGTATAACTTTGTACTGTTTGATGTTTATTATTGCATGGACATTAATATCTACTATTATTAGGTTTAAGAGGTTTTTAGTTAATCAAGCACGCATACAGCATAGATTAGCGCAAGAAGTCGTTGAGCAATATGTCGTAAACACGAGTAGTGGGACGTTCGCTATACGTAGGCATAAGTATCAAAATGAGGAAGGTCAGAGTTTTGATAAAACATTTGTCGATCACCACGATGGGGTGAGATTTGATGAAGATGGTGATTTGTTGCACCCGCAAGCGAGTGGCCCGGAAAAAACAATGGCGTGGTGGATGGCAATGTTCACGGTTATTATGATGTTCATCTCTACTGATTGGGGTTTTGCAGCGTGTTCAGTATTGTCTAAGTTTAAAATGTTGCAATCAATTATATTCACGGAGCAACTTCACCCACAAGGTAAGAGCGACATTATAGAGGAAGTTCTAGACACTTTAGATGGGTCGAATGAATTTATGGAACTGGACTTAGAAGACGTGCATGAAGAAAAGCCAACATTATACTCATTCAACACGATGGGTAACTGGTTAAATTCGAAGATGCGTGATTTTGATGCTGCGGCTGATCCAACTTCAATTGGGAAATTTCTCAAGATTGAAGACGTGGGCATGGCGGAAGTTGTCTCACAAATCACTAGTTTTAAAACGGAGGTATTTCGGATTCATGGCGGTGTCGGATGTGGGAAGTCTACAACATTACCATCGCGAGTCGCTCAATTTGGCCAAGTCTTACTTTTAGAACCGTCGCGCGCATTGGCAAAAGGAGTGCATGAATCATTGCAAGTTGTGAATGGTATGAGAGCGAGTTTGATGATGAGAGGCAGAGTTGAGGTTGGGCCAGATCCAATAACGGTCATGACGTATGGATATGCCTTAGCATACTTTGTACACAACCCAACAATGTTTAAGAAATACTCTTTCATACAGCTAGATGAAGTTCACGAGTACAGCAGTGAGGCAATTGTATTTTACAACTGGCTCAAATCAAATGCGCGTGGAAAAATTATTTACAAAACATCTGCAACGCATAAAGGGTACGAGAGTCAATTTAAACCAAATTATCCAGTGGATATATTTGAGGTACCAGCAAAAAGACCAGAGGAGTGGGCAAAAATGCAAGGCACTGGAGTTCTGGGTGATGTGACTGGATTTGGTAAGTGTGCATTAGTCATGCTTGCTTCTTACAATGATGTCGACAAGTGCGCGAAGGAGCTTGAAGTTAAGAAATTTAGTGTTGTTAAGGTTGATAGACGCACATTTAGGGATGCAGTGAATCTTACCGAAAAGGTAAATGACGCTATGGCAAGTGGCAAGTTCACATTTGTTGTCTCGACCCCAATAACACAAACGGGCGTAACGCTTGACATCGACACAATTGTTGATTTTGGACAGAAAATAGTGCCTAGGATTGATATGGATTGTAGAATGATAAAGACTGAGAGAGTTCGTATCAATAGAAGTGATAGAATGCAACGATTGGGGAGAGTTGGGCGTAAGAAGCCGGGACGGGCGTACAAAATAGGTTCTGGTGTTGACGGTGAAAATGAGATGAGTGAAGTAGTTGCCACAGAGGCAGCAATGCTTGCATTTGTGTATGGCGTGAAACCATGTCTATATAACGTTAACGTCGACTTAGTAAGCGACTTCACTCGAGAGCAGTGCACGACAGCAAGTAATTTTGAGATGAGTTTAATATACATGGCGCATTATGTTATGCCAGATGGGAGTATGGTTGGGTCAATTTACAATGAATTTAAAGGCATGTTACTGCGTGAAGCATCAATTAAAACAAAGCTGCAGTACCCGATCACAGCAACACAAACTGGATGGCTAACACTTGCGGAATATGCACGTAATGGTGATTTAAGAGATCGAGAGTGTGATGATGCCAACCGAATACCGTTTCACACGCATGAGGTCAGCGACTCATTTGCTAAGCGGCTTGGCGAGATGATAAAAGAAGCTTCAAGACACCAGCGAAATACGCGAGCTTCAATAAGACTTCCCACTGTGAACCCGGGAGAAACACACTACAAGTTGAGTTTACAAGACGGAGCGATTGCTAATTGTTTAACTGCAATTGATGAGGCCATTCAAGACTTTACGGAGGTTCAGAACAACTTGAATCAAGGTATGGGTCACATTAGTGGTCACTCAATATTGGCAATAGCACAAAGTAAGTTGAATGCTGTTAGAAGACGAGGAATTGAAACAGCTCAGAGAAATCTCGACAAGCTATATGAAGCAAAGCGTGTAGTGCAGGAAGGATCAGCAGTCGCTGATAATACAAAGTTACGAGAGTTTCTTGATGAGAATCCATTAGCATGTGCTCTTCTACATAATCAGTGTTCTGGACTAAGCCCTGTTGATATTGTTGTCGAGCGGAAACCAGTTTATATGTGGGCAAAGAGCATAATAGGAGCCGGCTGTTGTTGCATTGTTGCAGTTGGGATTTATCAATTTTGCCAAAGAAAACAAATGAGCACATTACACGCACAGGCAAAGAACAGCAAACGCGCAATTGGACGGAATCGGAAGCTCATGGAAGGTGGAGGTCCACAGTACTTTCATGCAGGTGATGTAGAGCAAGTTTATGAGGAGTGTGGACCACAATATGTGTCGCGTAAGAAGCAGGATAAGGTGTCTAAGAAAGTTAAAGATCGAGTGAGGCGCAGTGAGGTACGACTGAATGGCGTCAAAAACAAGCGCTTTATACAACTATACGATATAAACTTTGAGGATATCGATCAGTTGTTCGTTATTGACAGAGACACAGGAATTGTGGGTGCGGTGAGTGATAGTGTTGATTGGGTGAATGATGCGCAGAAAACGTTACAGAGATTGAATGCTGAAAAATTTAATGGCAAAACTTATGGTGATACAGTTGATGCGTACATCTTGAAAAAATTAAACAACACGATCGATGATACGCTCGTAACCAAAGTTACTTTCACACCACATAGTTCGATGGCATTTAATCGCATGAATCATTTACCAGTTGGTTTTCCAGATAAGGAAGGAGTGTGGAGACAAACGGGTGAGGCCGAGACTATTCCATTTAAAATTTTCGAAGAGATGCTTGGAGAGAAAGACATTTCTGAATTAGAACCTCAAGCACGCGGGATAGTACCTGAACTCAAAGATCTCAAAAGTTATATTGGAAATATGGTTCAACTAACTATAGATGGTGCTCAGATAGGTGGTTTCGTCTCTGGTAACAAATTGATTGTCAATGCGCATTTTGGAGGTAACATAACAAAGAGCGTGCGTAGTAAGCCAATTACTATGTACACACAGAGAGGATGCTTTACATTGAAACCAATCAACGAGTTAGAAATTACCGAATTGTATCATAAGGATCTTGTTGTTGTTCATTTGCCGTTTGACATGCAACCATTCCGGCAGTTCCGTAACTTCAGAAAACCTATAGCAAATGAATCAGCTGTTATTTTATGGTTAGAAAGAACGGTAACTGGACTTGGGGTACATAAGAGCCACGTGACGCGAGTGCATGTATCAAAATTGCACGAGGATTTATGGGCACATTACGTAGCAATGAATGACGGTTCTTGTGGAAGTATTGTTGTTGCAACGAAGGATAAGAAGGTTATAGGTTTCCACTCGTATAGAAGTAAAACGGAAGAATACGCTGAAAAGAATCTTCATTATTTCATCGCTATCAATGATGATCTAACGAAAGCTCTTGAAAGCGATCCGGATCGAGGCTCAATATGGACTTACAATGACAGTCTCGCTGATTGGAATGCAACAACCCAACAATTCAATTCGTTAGCAGAGATTTGGAAAAGGTTGCACACAGTAAAAGATTATTTGCATGCTCAGGGTAGAGGCGATTTAGTACTTGGACATAGACTGACAATGGCGGAGAAGTATTGTGGTGCGAATTTAACCATACAAGGTGTTTATCATGATAATTTCTGTGGACGACATATCGTGAAGAGACATAGAGATGACTTTGTTGAGTTTATGAATGAGAATGAGATGGGTAACTTCACGGGGCAGATGGGTCCAAGCTTGTTGTCGAGAGAAGCCTTTTATAAGGACATATTAAAATACGACGAACCTGTTACCGTTGGCACAATTGATGAGTTCATATTCTATGATGCTATTAATAAGCTAGTAGAATACTTGAAAGAGGTTGGGTTTATGGTTGGTGGCACACCATTTGTTTGGGACAGTGCCGTTGTAATCAACGATTTAAACCTAGACGCAGCAACAGGAGCTCTCTATGGAGGTAAAAAGAAGGCGTACTTTGAGGGTAGAACAAGTGACGAACTAAACGACCTCTTTACTGATAGTATAGATAGGTTGTACAAAGGCCAGATGGGGGTGTGGACTGGATCACTGAAGGCAGAACTGAGACCGATTGAAAAGATACAAGCTGGAAAAACAAGGGTTTTCACGGCTGCACCTATCGATGTTTTACTAGGAGCAAAGGCTGCTGTGGACACATTTAATAAACAGTTTTACACCACCCATACGGTTGGACCGTGGACCGTTGGTATCAATAAGTTTAACAAGGGTTGGAATAGGCTGGCAGAAAAATTCAACCACAACTGGAAATTTATTGATGCTGATGGATCACGATTCGATAGTAGTATTTCACCAATAATGTTCCAAGCAGTGTGTAGTGTGAGGGAATACTTTATGAATGCTGACGAGGTTGAACGTAGTGTGCTTCGGAATTTGTACACTCAAATCATATACACACCAGTTACAACAATTGACGGCTTTGTTGTAAAGAAGCATAAAGGAAATAACAGTGGGCAGCCCTCTACGGTTGTCGACAACACACTCATCCTCACACTTGCAGTTGAGTACGCAAGGTTAAAAGCAGAGAGAGCCCACGGTATTAGAATGGAGTTTATCTTCGTGGCAAATGGGGATGACCTGTTAATAAATGCGCCTGATAGTGAAGTGAGTATCATCCAGAATGAGTTTACGGGTTATATGAAGGAGTTAGGACTTAATTATGTGTTTCCAGATGTTCATGATAGCATTAGCTCTGTGTGGTTTTTGTCTCACACTTTTATGAACTATGAGGGTGTTTGGATACCAAAGTTAGAGGAGCAACGTATAGCAGCCATCGCTGAATGGGAGAAGTCGGATGACATTGATGCAATAATATCTTCATTCAATGCAGCAGTCGTGGAATCATTCGGATATCCAGAGCTCACAGATAAACTGAGGGAGTATGCTATTAAATACTGCCAAGCTTGGGGTATTAAAGATGTTAAATTGTTGTCAGAAGAACAAATTAAATCTCTTTACCTCGATGTAGATTGCGAGGCATTACGTGATGTAGTTGCATCAATGAAAGTGTTCTCAGATTATTACGCACTTGACACCAGAGAGGAGTTACACCCACAAATGTCAACATCACAAACATCTCAAAGTATACCACCACTTGATCCCAATCTAGGCGTAACTGGAGGAACACCCCCACCACCTGTGACATCATCATCAACAGAGTTTCAACTAATTAGCG